CATAGTTGTCTGTAGCAACTTTATTACTCCATCCTAATTCTTTATTGGCACGCCCTTCATTTCCAACTACACAAGCTACACTAACATTGAAGCGTTTATTTAGGTCTAATATAACTTGTTGCATTATATCAACTGCTAAAAAGGTAGCCTTAGCCCTGTTTGAAGCCTGATTAAGTAATTCATCCAGCCTTCTATCACTATTCATTAGGTCTCCAGTTAAAGCCACCACAACTTGGCTAACATCATTTATCTCGAAGTACGCTGATGCCTTATCTACAAAGTATTGACATCGTTGTGATGCAACTTTAAAATCATAACGATTATTCTGAAGTTCAACTAATTCATTAAAGTGAACGTCACTAAATTGGATGACCCCAACCGCCCTTTTACTAATCTTATGGCTTTTAGTGACCTTATGTAGTTTATAGTTTTCAAAAAGCTCTTTTAATTTTTCGCTGTATTCCTCTACAGCATTCTCAATTCTAGCGTGTTCCCTGAAACCCTTTCTTTCAATTCTATTAACATCTTGGGCTTTTTGCTTCTCTTTTCTATACCTTACATTCTCTCTAAGAAGCTCTAAATCCTCTATAGGGTTTACAGTTCTGTGCTTACATCCTCTACATTGCCATCTTTGCTTATTCTTATCAAATCCACTTTTAGCTAGACTGGGATTGTAGCATCTAGGGCAAGCTAGAACCTTATTTAAGTATTCATCGTATGACATAAATTAATATATGGTAGTAGATAGAAGCAACTAAAGAGATGCAATAATCTCACTTAATTCTTTAGCTCTGTTAGGCGTTTGTTTTGCCCATTTAGAATCTAACATCTCTACAGATGCTTTTTCCCATTCTGCTTCTTCTAAGTACGCTATGGTTTTCTTAAATTTGCAGAAGCCTCTAAACCCTAATTGATATGCCATATTAAGCATAACATTTCTAACTTCTACAGGAGATGTTGTAAACCAATCAAATTTCTTTTCAAATCTTTCTTCTAATACTTCTAATTTTTCTGTTAAGATCAAATCACATACTTCTTCAGATAACTCTAAGTCTTTAATTGCAAAGCCGACTCCTATTGTATCTACACCTTCTGTACATTTATATACTCTAGGTTTATATCCTTCGTGTATTTTTAATTGTTCTATGATATCTTTCATAATGTTAATCTGCTCTCCCCAGTATTGGTATTTATTTTCTGACAATTTTATTAGCTACAAGAGTATCTTTTTTACCAAATATTCTATCGTAGTTGTCTTTATATTTTTTATCGTCAACGCTTACTCTTAGCCAATCGCCCTTACCAGCACCCATTAAGTCACCTTTTTTTCTTATAACTCTATTCTGCCCTGTTACTGTATTTTTCATTTACTTTTTTTTGCTCGTTTTTTTACTACTTTTTTTGTTGCTTTTTTAGGTTCGTTAAGCACAGAAAAATCTTTTCTTCCAGAACACTTGACCCATCTTCCAGTAGAAATTAAAGCATCAACAGTTTTTGTATCTGACTCTTTAAATTCTTTAATATTATTATTTAAATCTTTTAAATATATCATATTTTCTCCAATTTTTAAAGGGGGCAGAAATCCACCCCCTTTATTTTAAAGTATAACTATACTAGCCTAGATTAGTTAAGTTAACACCCATTAAGTGTCCTGACTCATCTATTAATTTTGCACCATAGATTATATCAGTAACAACTTTAGTTCCAAGATACTCAACGTCATATTGAGCTTGAACTCTAACATCTTGTTGAGCAGCAAAAGCACAAGCACTAGGAACATAAGCAGCTCCTACTCGTGTACCATCAGCTGTTGATGATGATATAGAACGAGAATAAAATACATCCATTCCATATATTAAGCCAACAGCACCACTTCTCAACTCTGTTCCGTCTCCTCCAGCATCTTTTCTTATAAAATAAGAAGCTACCCCAGAAGAAGGGTTCATAAAATCAGCAAGTAGCTGATTATTTAAAGCTAAAGAGCATCCATTAGGATCTAAATCCATACTATATAGATTATTTAGCAGGTTCTCTAAATCAGCAGCAGCAAATGTGTTATTTGCACTTAAGTCTTGAGTAGTTTGAAAACCATCAAGTTCTGCCCAAACATCATCTTCAACTGCTCTTGCCAAAGACTCTCCAAACATTCTTGTGTATTTTGAAATTAAATCTGAATTAGATTGTATTAAAGCCATATCTTCAAAAATATTAGCAAGATATTTATGCTTGTCAATAGCCAAGTCTACCTTACCTTCAGTTCCAGATGCAGAAAAAGTTACTGCTGTTGAAACTGATTTAGTTTCTGTGCCATCCATAGCAATTTTAGGGATATGAATAGTATCTCCAGCACCTTGTACTAATGCTGAATAATCATCTACAGAACCTCTTAATTTCATTTTTGCTTCAAAGTATTTATATATGGGTTCAGCCCATATTTCAGGTATAAAATTAGCACCTGTTGTAGTATCTAAATAAGCCATTTATTTTTCCTCCTTTAGGAATTTAATTTTTTTTCATTCGTGCTTCAGCCGATTTAAGAATGTCGCCCCAATTTTCTCGCAATTCTTCAGGGCTTAATTTTGTCCAATCTTTAGGAGTTTCTTTAAAGCCTCTTGGATTGCCTGCGACTTCTGGAGCATTGGCTTTTGCACCGTTAATTTTATTTGTAACAAATTCAAGAGTGTCTAAAGGTAAACCTTGTAAAGACTCTCTATCTTCTTCAGGATGTTTTTCTAATAAAGAAGCACGCCTTGTTTCTTCGTATTTAGTCCATTTATCTGCAACAGATGATAAAGTCTCATTTTCAGAAGCCACTTTTTCATAAAGCGTTTTAAAATCTTCTTTCTCTTTTAACTTTGCTTCTTCTGTTTTTGCCATCGCTTTTTCAAGTTCCGCTATACGAGCTTCTGCATCCTGCGACCTTTTTCTATACTTTTTGCTTTCTGCTATTAATGCACCGACATCGGTCGATTCTGTCTGTGTTTCTTGTGTAGGTTGCTCACTTACTGTTTCGCTTGCTACTTTTTTTGTTTCTTCGGACATACTGCCCTCCTATCTTGTGTTATTTGAAAATAAAAATACAATATCTTGTATTTATACTCCGCCATAAGTTAGATTAAGGTAGTTGTTCAAAACAACAAATAATGAAAAATAATTTAAAAAAAGAGTTAGAGTTCAAAAAATCTTGGTTTGACTATATGGGATACAAGCCTCATAAAGGTCAGGAAAAACTACACTATCCAAGTAAAGAAACAGCTCGGTTTTTTGTAATGGTATGTGGAAGAAGGTTTGGTAAGACAACTTGTTCTGCTATGGAAGCCACATTTTTAGCTTCTCAGCCAAATAAAAGAATATGGTGTGTTGGTTTATCTTACGACAAAGCTGACTTAATGTTCCGAGAAATTTGGAAAAAGATGGTTATAGGCAGATCTAATGATATAGAACGTGCCTCTGAGAAAGAAAGATATATAAAATTTAAGTGGGGAACTGTAGTAGAAGGAAAGTCGGCTGACAACCCTGATTCTTTAGTAGGTGAAGGATTAGACTTGCTAATAATTGATGAGGCTGCCAAAGTTAAAAGAAAGATATGGGATATGTATTTATCTCCTACTTTGTCAGACAGAAAAGGTAAGGCAATATTTATAACCACACCTGAAGGCTTTAATTGGGTGTATGATTTATACTTACTTGGGCAGAAAGATGATTTATGGGAATCTCATCAAGCACCTTCTTGGGATAATCAATTTGCTTTCCCTGAAGGAGAAAAAGATTCGTTTATTGTTGAACGTAGACGAAATATGGCAAAAGAATCGTATGACCAAGAGTATGGTGCGAAATTTACAACTTTTGCTGGGCAAGTTTATCCTTTTGACCGTAATTTAGATGTTGGATATTTTCCTTACAATCCAAACTTTCCAACATTTTGCAGTATAGATTTTGGTTATAGAATGCCAGCGGTAGGCTGGTTTCAAACACAAATGATTAACGGAGAATGGCACATAAATATAATTGATGAGATTATACACGAAACAAACATTAAAACAGATGAGCTTATACAGCGTATTAAATCAAAGCCTTACTATGTTAGGGCATATTATGGAGACCCTGCTGGAAAACAAGCTCAAGGTCAATCGGGTATGGGGGATATAGAGATTTTTAGGCAGAATGGTATCCATATCCAGACTATAAGAGATAAAGTATCTCGAAATATATCATCAGGGGTTTCGCACGTTAGAGGTTTTATAGAGAGTGCTATGGGCAAGCGTTATTTACATATAGATAACAAGTGTCAAGGCATAGCTGAAGATTTAGAGAATTATCGTTACCCAGAACATCAAGAAGGCAAAGATTTAAAGCCTGACCCATTAAAAGATGGATTTCACGATCACGGATGCGATATGTTAAGATATTTTTTTATAAATAGGTTTCCAATTAAACAACAAGAATTAATAGTGAGGAAAAGATGACAGTCGAACAAATAATACAAGAATCAGTTAAAGAATTTAAGAAAAACCAAGCACAAGCTAGGCGTAATCATATACGAAAGTTAATAGATTACTATTGCGGTTCAAATACCGCTAAGTATATATCTCAATACTTTGATGCAGATGCGTTTAGAGAAATACCTTGTTATGAGGCTAATTTTACAAAACGATTTATCAATAAGATGAGCCGAATATATACAGTAGGAGCAGCGAGAAATGTTGGAAACGCTTATAGCAACCTGACTGTTATGAAAGATGCGAGAATGAAGCATATAGAAAGAATGACTCGCTTAATTGGAAGCGTAGCAACGCAAGTTGTATTTATTGATGATGATATGCCTCACTTTGACTATAGACCTATTTATTACTTCGATGTACATCTTGGCGACAATCCTTTTAAGCCTGAAGCTATTACTTATCCTATACTAATGAACTCTGATGATGTTAATTATACAGATAAATTAAAGTATGCTTATTGGGATAAAGGTATGTATGCCTTATATGACGAAGATGGCAATATACTAGAAGAATATGAACACGGGTATGGAGTTCTTCCATTTGTATTCACTCATAGGGAGAATCAATTAGATTCTTTCTTTGTAGATGGGGCTGATGATATTGTTTCTTGCAATGAACACGTTAATATCACTATGACTGAGCTTCAGTTAGGTTTAAGATTTCAGATGTTTGGTCAGCCTTATGTTACAGGGCTTCAAGCTGATAAAAGATTAGAAAGAGCAGGCTCAGATACGATACTTGACCTTCCAGAAGGCTCTGTATTTGATATAGTAGCTCCTGAAGCTGATTTAAACTCAGTAATAGAGACTGTTAAGTTCCAAGTTGACTTAGTTGCTCAAAATAACCACTTATATGTTCAATTTGCTCAAGATGGTGGTGAGGTTCCTAGTGGGATCGCCTTAAAAATTAAGGATTTAGAGAGATTTGAAGACTATCAAGACGATTTAGAGCTTTGGAAGATGTATGAACACGAATTATACCAAGTAGAGAGAGAAATAGCTGCTTATAATAACATTAAACTTCCAGAAGCGTTAAAGATAGACTTTAATGAGCCTGAATATCCTAAAACAATGCAAGACCAAATCTTATGGGATAATCATAGACTTCAAAACAACCTAATTACGCAGCCGAAACTTATGGTAGAGTATAATGACGACTTATCATTAAAAGAAGCAGAGAAATTGGTAGCTGATAATAAAAAATCTAATGAGGTAATACAAGATGGCGTTGAGTAGTAGATGGAATAAATATGCAAGCTCTAAACTATCGGCAGGACTAGGTTCTTTATCGATAAAAATGAAAACAAGCATCTCTTTTGATGCTTTAAAAGCAGCTAAATGGTTAGAATCAGAAGATTATCGTAAAACAAAAGCAAGTGGAGTTGGCGAACAACTTGTTTCAATGAGTAAAGCTCTTATTAAGGGAGGAAAAGTTGAGCCGCCTTTAAAACAAGTGACTATTGATGAAAGAAGAAAAAGAAAGCATCCACCCTCAATAGGAGGGATTAAACCTCTTTACGATACTGGAGAACTTCATAATAGCTTAAGATTCGATAAAAACGAGTCTGCGATTTATGGCGTTTGGTACGCATTTGGGCATTTTAAAGGAGTTAATGTATCTTGGAACGCACAAGAGACAGCTCGAAGAAATCCTGTAGAGCAAGCTTTTAAAAAAATGGAAAAAGCAGGTAGTCTTGCAGATGCGTATTTTACTCCTAAAATTATTAAGCCTATACTGCTAGAATTTAAAAGAAAGTTTAGCAGAAGACTTGCTAAATAACTGCATTTTGAATTATATTTAAGAGTATATTCTCACTTATATTTGACACAGGAGTTCTTATGAAAAATAACGAAAAAGATATGCTTATCCGCATTTTAAAAACCTTACAAAGCTGCGACAATAGATTAAGGGAATTAGAGGCTCAGTTCTATCACGAGCCTACTTTAGACAATGTAGATGAATTAGTAACTCCTATTACCGAAGAAGTATTTGATGCGATTGTAAAGGCTACTGGAAGTAGATTAATCTTTATGGGAATTGCTTGATAGATCGTTTATTTGTCCTTGTAAAGCCTTAATTGCTAATTTCATAGCATATATCTCAGCCATACACCAAACAATACCACTATCACGGTCTTTATTCGTCTTCTTTTTCTTGCTTTTCATTTTCTCTCCGTATTATTTCCTCTCTCCATTCCTGTTTTTGTGCAGGAGTAGGTCTTCGAGCTGGTAATGCTTTCATTCCAACCGCTTTAGCTCGTGCAATCCAAGCATTCCATTCTTTCCTCTTTGCATTACGTTTCTTTTTCTGAGTTTCAGTTAGTATTCTCTTCTTTAATTGCTTTTTCTCTTTTTCTACTCGTTCTTTTTGACTCTCAGTATTACGTTCAGGCAATTCAGTCTCTATATCAGAAACAGAATCAACTATTTCTTCTATTTCAGCATCTTCATACTCAATTTCCGTCTTCTCAGCCTTTAAGAACTTCTCAAAAGGACTATCAATCGTCACATTAACATTCTTCACTAACTTACCACTATGCTCTAATATAAGTCTTCCTGCCTGCACATTGCCAGCTTTAGCTTCTCGTATCATTGCTTGTAAAACCGCAGGCAGTTCTGAACCAAACTCTACCATATATCGTTCATATATAGCATCGACAAAGTTTGGATTTTTCCTCCAAATATAAACTAACTCTTTAGATACACCAATCGTATTAGCAACTTCGGTCGCTGTAATACTTGGTTGTAAAGCATACATCTCAATCGCTTGCTTTACGTCTGGTCTTTTTAATAGATTACTCATTTAATACTTTATCGTGTGTTTTAAATACTTAGCCAACCACCAACACTTGCCATTATTGGTCGCTTTATTGATAGCTTCTTCCGCTTTCTTATATCTGCGATAAGATCGGCTTCTGTTTCTACCTTTAGCCCCCTCCCTTTTAGTGACTAAGGTTTCTTCCATAAGCGTAATATATGAAAGCTTGGACTTCTTTCCAAATTTTTTTCTGTACTTCCTATTTAGATTTTTTGTGTCATAGGAGCTAGAGGGGAAGCATTTACGCCATCCGCTCTAGGGGGTGCAAAAATAAAGTATCCTTACCATAGCCTTAATTTTGAATAAAACAGCCTTAAAACGTGTATTTTGGTAGTTAATATGGATAATAAGAGAGGGAGAGAAACG